GGTTCATTCATGTTGATTGCCTAGGTGCTCCGCGTTTAGGTGAGTCTTCGAGTTCAGCCGCCATTTCAGCAGCAGCTCGGAGCAGTGTACTCAATGGAATGGGTTTCGATTTACGGCCAGTGGCAATGCGCAGGGCCATGCGATAGCCGTGCGATGCGTTGCCGTTACCAAAATCTCTGGCGGCAGCAGCCTCCTCTTGAGTGACGCGGATTTGCACTGATAGATTGCGCCGACGCCTCGATACTGGTCCTACAGCCATTTGCCTAGTAGGTATTGACGGCAGACTTCGATTGCCTGCTGCGCGTGTTTTTCGATCAGTACGGACTTGGTTTTGCCCATGGCAAGGCATACAGCGTCGTACAGTTCCTGGTAGTCAGTGTCTCGGAAGTTAACCGCAATGTCGGCAGCGTATTCCTGCCAAAGGCCAGTGTAGGTGCCACAAGTGCGGCCACTGCGCTCATACAGCGCTTCCATGGTGGCGTGGCGTTGGTTGTCGAGTTGGAACTGTTTCATTTGATGATGTCGTAAAGATTGCGGCATTCCTGCCACGCTATCGAGTTTTCATGCAGTTGACTCATACGAACGTGTATCAACGCTTTGAGATGCTCTCGTTCGTGCTCACGACCGGCCTTAAAAAGCCCTGCGTCACTTACCAGTGCTTGCAAACGGCGTAATGTTTCAATCATTTGGGTTCAATCACAGCATCGGGCCAGCGGTTTTGAGCGTAGGTGATCGCAGCAGCTTTGCTTTCGGCACGCATGGTCATGGTCATGGGCATTGAGCCGGACTTGTAGACGATCAAGGTGTAGAGCTTGGTGCGTGCCTTGGGTACGGGACGGCTGATGCCATCGCCGTAGCGAGCGTGATCATCTTCGCGCCACAGGAGCAGCGCACCTTGGATGTTAGACATTGGGAAGTTTTACTTGATGGTGGTCAGTAGGTGTGAGCCATTCAATCTGGTTCCAGTAGGGCAGCCATTCCTCGGTGGCAATGGCTTTGGCTTCTAGCCAACTGGTGGCCTTGATGCACTCGTAAACGTTGGCGTCACGAATGCGGAAGTAGTAGTTGCGAAGGGTCATGGCTTGAGCACCTGCTGGCAGACGGGTTCGCCTTGAGCGGTAAGCACGGTTTGTTCACGGCCACCGCTGACGCCTGCTGCGTAGACCGCAAACATCAGGACAATGACGGCAAGGCGGTTGACAAAAGGATTGTTGATCATTGGATTGGATTTGATTGGATGCAGGAGGCTTGCCCCTGTCCCGGTACTATACACCGCAGACGGTGCGCATCAAGGATAGTTTACAAATCTTTACCATCCGTCCAGTCCAGGTTATCCGCGCCCCACCGGATGCGGTTACAGGCAGCAAGTATTTCGCGCTGATCGAGTGCCTCTACGTGTTCCGCTTTAAGCGTCAGAGGCGCACGTAGGACTGGTTTGCCGCTTGCACCGCCCCACCCAACTGCATACGTCGGCACCTCAAGCTCGACCGTAAACCACCGCGTGTTGCAGTCACTGCATACCCGCTTGCGAATCACCTGATCTGATCGCTCGCTGTTCGTCACTGGCGTGCGGTGGTTCTTGCTACCGCAATTCGGGCAATTCATTGGGCATTATGGGGGTTGTTTGCCCCGTAGAAGTGGAACAATTCGGGCAGTGGATGATTCCAAGGGTTGCAACCGAGGATCAACTAAAAATTGAGGTAATGGCCCGGCGCCTTGAGATCACCCAAAACGTCGGACCACTTGCGGCAACGCTTTACCGCTCTTGGAATCTTCAACAGGCATTGCTCCAGCAGGCGACCAATGAGATCGCACGACTGGAGCTGCTGCTAATCCGTAACAACTAAACCACCCGCGTAATCGGTAAGCGGTCTGCGCCTGCGTCCTTCAACCTGACGATGCACGGACTCCTGGCGAATTGCCGCATCCTGTGCATCAGCAAGGTTATACATCGACGCCGGGTAAGCGCGAGAAAGTCCTTGGTACGTCAACTCACGAATGAGTGCCGAAGGGCGCAAACCCTTTTCCTCAGCAAGTGCGTCGAGTAACGCCGAGCGTGATGGGTCGAGTAAGACCTGGAAGTAGCGCTTCTGTCCGTGGATCATTGCAACGCTGTGGTTGTGCTACAGCGTAGCACGTCACCATGTAATTGAATCATCCGTGTGCTTTCGCCAGGCACCGCTCTGCGCTTTTCTACTAGAACGGCGTTGCTGACTGCATCCGCTACGAACCTCACGTGCGAATTGCAAAAACTGCGCCGCACGTTGTAGGTCACCAACAGACGCACGGCGTATTTCCGCAGCCAGCCAATCCATAACGATCTGCCGTCCAGTCCTTGGCACTATGTCATTTCGCTGTATTCCAAGTCTTACCTGAATTTGCCTCAGCAAGTGGGGGTATGTTCCCAAGCCACTCCGCCTCAGCTGCTTCCATGACCTGGCTTAGCTGCGTTTTCCAATGCTCTTCCTTCCCTTCTCGCACGAGGAGTAGGCATTCGTCATGTACTACAGCCGCCAGTCGTACCTCGTCTTCCCCCGCCTCAAACAGGTGGGGCCACAACTGCCCAAGTGCTCGCTTAAGAATTGCCGCACCAGCGCCCTGCACCGGAGTATTGCAGCGCGTCGTAAGGCGGTTCATGTCCCCCATCAAATACCGCCGCATGTTGCTGTGCGGCACACGAACCTCTGCCCACTTATTCGTGCGCGACTGAAACGCCTGCTTTGCACTTTCCTCCTGCCATTCCGCGATGCCCGCATAAGTTGAGCGAAAGGTGTTGCGGATTATGTCTGCCTCGTCCGTGGTCATGGTTATGCCCATGGAACCGGCGTATTCGCGAAGGCCATTAGCTCCCGACCCAAAAAGCAAACCAAAATTTGCCGACTTGGCCACCTGTCTACGTTTCTTCAATTCCGCTTCGTCATCCGTGTGGTCTGGGTAAATCGCTTCCGCAGTGATCGTGTGCAGATCCTCGCCATCTTGAAACGCCTTAATCATGCGTGCATCCCCTGCAATGGCCGCGGCCAAACGTAGTTCCATCTGACCAAAGTCAGCGCACACAAAGGTCCAACCATCGGGGGCCTCGGCACATTCCCGAAAGTTTGAATCGCGTGGGCATTGCTGCAAGTTTGGTTTCATGCAACTCATCCGCCCACTCTCGGCGCCGAGCTGCAAATAACTCGCACGAATAAAACCATCAGGCGCCTGGTGCTCCACCAGTGACACCACCATCTGCCTGCGTTTTTCCGCACGTTTCCAGCTGAGATAAATCTGCACAACGGCATGATCTGCGGCATAACTCCGCAACGCTTGGCGTGATGCGCTGGGCTTTCCATCTTTATCGGTCGGAATCTGCCCGAGGAGTAACGTCAACTTAGCCACAAGCTGCTTGGAGCTATTTAGGTTGAACCCCGCGTAAACTTTTGTCCCAGCTCGTACAGATCCACTGTCCTTGGTGCGCAGGTTGAACGATCCATCAGATTCGCGTGGGAGTTTGTGTTCCTCAGGTAATGCCTCATCAAGCTGCACGAGGAATTTTTTGCCATAATTCTCAATGCTGGACTCAAGTTCAACCTGTAGTGCAAGCAGTTTTTCACGATTAAACGGTAGCCCTGTCCTCCACATTTGGGCCATTGCGGGGAGTGCGTTGCATTCGCATTTCCAGGCATCATATAAGTTTCCAGCAAACATGTAACTACCAATTATCGGGTCTAACTCCAAAAGAACTCGAACGTCTTCAGCAGCATATTCAAGCTGAGAAGCACTTAATACCGGTGCGCTCCAATCAGACAGTTGCTGCTCCTTACTTAGTTCGCGTTTTAAGTATCTTTCCGAGACTACAGCAAGTCCGTGTTTAAGATTTGGGATACCATTATTAAGTAATTTACTAGCTAACATTGAGCACTTTATAAATCCTTTTGGGTATACCTCATGCTCTTGTAACCAACCAAGATCAAAAACCGCGTTGTGTGCAATCCAAGTACGCCCTTCTATACGCGCAAAAAACTCAGCAAGTTTGTCCCACCCTGAGTCGTCTAAGTCCCAGCAGTCGATGATTACCGCGGGTAAACCCCGCGCTGCGAGTTGCAGCAGGCGCAGTTTGCCGCGTTCTGGTTGGAGTCCAACGGTTTCGCAGTCGAACGCAATAGTCGTTGCAGTAGCCAGTTTTTCAAGGTTGTCGATGCCATACAACGTTTGTGGTCTATCTGCGGTAGGCATCGGTAAAAAAGCAGTCATAACCTGGTCCTTGGTGTAGGTATTGGGGCCACCTATAGGTGGAGTGGCCCGCGTCACTGTAGCACTACGTGAACAGGTCCACCTGCGTCATAACCGGTGACTTACCTTGCGTCTCACGTGTCGCAATCGGATCAATCGCGTTTTCGCGCCATCGTCTTGGTGGTTCTGGCATCCAACCACGAAGACTGTCGAAAAATTTCTCAAGGCGTTCTTCCTCAGTGGGGCGGTGCATGGTGGCAATCGGGGGAAAAGACGGGCCGAGGAGCGCTCAACCCTTATACACGCAGAAACGGCGTAAAAAGCAACTTTCCTTGCAACGCAATGGTTTTTAATAACGCAGGGGTTTGTCAAAAGTACCCCTTTGTCAAAAGTCCTAGCCAAATTTGCTTGCCTCTTTAAACAGACGCTCCGCCTCCTCGGGCGTTAGTCGTGCCACCCCTGGTTCCAGCTCGGGACTTTTGTCAGAAATAGGCTTTTGACAAACCACTTTGTCATTTAGAACGCGCTCCACCACTGGGGTTTCTGCTTCTGACATACCCTCTACGGGTACTTTCGCACGCGAGAGAGAGTTAGTAGAAGATCTAGAGAGCAAACCAGGGGCTGCTTTACCCACCGCTTTGTAAAAGACAGGCGGTCTGCCTTTTGCCTTGTAGGCACTGGTAGCACTCGTGCGCTCAATCAGTCCCTGCTGCTCCAAAAGCTGGAGCGCGTACCTGTTTGCCCGCACTCGGAAATCACCGCCTACGCCATCGTGCGCAGTCAGCTCGTGGATGCTCCAGGAACCGCCTGCAGTGCGCATGAGGTCAAGGACGGCCAGCACATGCTGGTTAGGCGTGTTGGCGGCGACCCTAGGGGGCAAGTGCTGTATCTGGTACGTGAAGTCGGGCAGGAGCGTGAAGACCATCTCCATACCCTCCCGGTCATCGCGTGACTTTTCCACGGAAAGGATGCGCGAGTTGGCGCTCAACTGACGCGCAAGTAGCTCCTCGTTCGTCCCCTTGCGCATATTCCAGGTTTCATCCACCGCAGCACGGATGGCACTTGTACCGCGGAAGGTGCCGGTCTTGGTGTTGTGGTGGATCACCACGATGGTGCAGGCGGGAAAGTCCACCCCATTACGTCGTGCGAGCTGCTTGATCGGCCTGGCGTACTCCCTGCGGTTTTCCTCGTACGGGTTGGAATCGTTGCAGCCATCGAGTGAGTCGATCACCACGAAGTCGTACTGTCCTTCCTTCTGCATACGACAGAAGCGGCGATACCACGCCATATCCCATTCGCCGATCACATCAACACCGTGATCCACCCCAATTGCCTCGAACTGACGCCGCACAATGCGTTCGTTCTGGTCACCGTTAAGCCACAGCACCTTGGAACGTGGCACGGGCACGAGGGCGCCGTACACGTTGAAAGAAAGGCCGCGGCTTAGGTGCTTGGCAATCGTCTGACACATGGCGGTTTTACCCGTGCCCCCATCCGCGTGAATAAGCAAAGTCCAAGGCTTGGGAAGCAACCCGGGAATCAGGTACTCAAAGCCTTCGTTATTCAATTCGGCAATCGGACGTGGGGCCAACCCATGAGCACGCTCATAGGTCATGTCCATCATCAACAGGCGGTCGATAGCAATCGCACCTTCACGCCGCCCCGCCTCCATGGCCAGCGCAGTCTTGGCCTGGTCAAGAAGTGCTGGGTTTTCAAGTGTCTCCTCAAGTTCCTTGGCGCGTTTCAGCACCTCCTCACCAGTGAGATAAACCTGCTGCACTCGTTGGGTTGAGACTTGCTCGGCAGTTTCCACGATCTTCCGCGTGACTTCCTGAAATCGAGCACGCTTGGGGTCCACCTGATCCGCAAGCCAGACGAGAGTTCCGAGGTTTACGGCACCGGGTCGAAAGCTTTTCCAAGTGGCTTCACACGGGTTCCCTTTCTCCCACTCCTCGGCGTACTCAGGATCCTGCGCACTCCATGCACCCCACAGGGCGAGACCAAGATCGTCTGGCAACACGGAATGGATCGCCATCCCAACGCGCAACCAGTGGTCACGGCTGCCAATCCCCTGTTGCTCGATAACGCTTAAGCAGTCCTGGACAATCTCGGCAATCTCCTCGGGCGTGCGGTTGCTTACGTCAAGCGCCTTGCGGTTCTTGATCATGCCGCGGCCACCATCGGACGCCTTTGCTGCCTTCATCTCCGCAAGGAGCCACGAAGGGGCCTCAGGAATCGCCGTGAGGTCACCCTGGAGCGTGTACTCACCTTCACCACTAGAGCCATCGCTAGCACCCGGGTAAGCGCCGTACAAGAGCCCCTGGCGTCCCCATAGCACCTCGTATCCAGCGCCGGTATCGCTTAAGCCGCAACCTTTGACGCTGTTCCAAAGGTTTTCTGGTACAAGAAACAGGTACTTCGCCGCGTTGGCCTTGGTACTCGTGACTACCGGGGCACCATCGAGCGTTGCACCCCATTTGCGCTTAAGCGTGGCAAGGTTGCGGTCAACGTCGAGAATCACCAGACCATCGCTGCGAATGCCGGTGAATACACCGACAGCTCGGAAAACACTGGGGCGCTGCTCGATTGATAGCGCCACGTCCGCAGCACCAAAACTGCGGTGGTGCGCGGCCTCAAGCGGTGTCTTTCCCTTGCTGGGAACACCACTTGCAAGCTTTTCACCTTTGGCATAAACGGGACAGTAAGCGAAGCCAGGCGGGAGCTGGCGTACAAACTCAAGGAGTTTCGCGGTGCGACTCATGTGATACACTCGTAATCGGTGACGGAGACCACGCCCTTGTTCCAGCACTGGAGCGGGGGCGTTTTTGCATGGTACTCACATCCGCAACCCCCTTGACACTGTGCTACGGTATGAAGGCGCAAAAGCACAGGCACTCGCCATCCGCACTCGCGCATCAACCCCAAAAACACCCATGTCACTACTTTCTAAAAGCGCCAAGGCCGCAATCAGCACCGGCACAGGTGGTGGTTACCTGAACCCTTCCCGCATTCCCACTGGTACAACCATCCGCTTTGCGCTCACCAGCGACGAGCCAGTGGAGTATTACGAGGTTTGGGGCGAAGACGCACAGGGTAAGCCGAAGCCTTTCCGTTTCGATCACGAGCCTACTCCGGACGAAATCGCCGTGGAAATGGGCGAGTACAGCCGCCGCATCAACCGCGAAGGCACGGGTAACGAACCCGCAAAGTTTGCCATTGCACTCCCCGTGTTCAATTACGACGCGGGTGAGATCCAGGTGATGAACATCACGCAGAAGAGCATCATCTTTGCTCTTGACGGGATTAGCCAGATGCCCGACTACGAGGACATGCTTGTGATTGATTTCCAGCTGGAAAAGAAAGGCAGCGGTCTCACGACTGAGTACAAGCTCACTCCCGTGCCCCGTAAAAAAGGCGCAACCCCGATCATCGAGGCGGCATGGGAAGAAGTCACAGGTGCTGGCTTTGACCTTACCCGCATCATCGAAGGCGGGAATCCTTACAAGAAATAAAGCGTCAGGTAGCACATAAGTACCGCCCCCGAGGAAACTTGGGGGTTTTTTACTGCTAAGATGTAATACATGACAGACCCACCGTTGGATCCGAACGCTGCTTTGGCGTCACTCAAACGGTGGAAGCTGGAGCGAGATGATGAAAGCGATCCGGGTGGGCGCATTTACCGCGACGGTAACGGTGAGATCTATCACAGCGTGACGCGAATTCTCGGCGCAACGAGTGAAAGCAAGGGCGTACTTGAAGCATGGGCAGCGCGGCTTGGTGAGGCGAATGCAGCAGCCCAACGCGATACCGCAGCAGAACGCGGCACACGAGCGCACAACGCAGCGGAGTACGTCTTACGTACCGCGAAGAAGTTGGCAACACAGACGGCGAACAAACGTGGGTCGTTTTACGAAAAAGAGGACGGCCTTACACGTCCACCTGCTCCGTTGATACGCTGGGCGGTGAAGAAAACTACGCCAAGCGCCCCGAAGGTTGGCCTCAGCGCAAGTGGATACCGCCGCAGCCTGCTGCAATGGTTAGCTGAAAACGTTACTGCCATTCATGCGGTGGAGTTCAGCGTGCATCACCCGGCTGGTTTTGCTGGCACGGCTGACTTTCTCGGCGATGTGGCGGGCGTGGGTCCCGTGATTTGCGACTGGAAGACAAGCGCCAATCGCCGCAGTGAGGCAATGCTTCTGGACTACACCGACCAACTTGGCGCGTATTCTCTCGGCCTAAAGCACCTCACAGGCATCGAAGCCAAGGGGGCCTTCATCGTGGTGGCGCGACGAGCTGGTGCAGCGGATGTGCGGGAGTTAAGTGCGGATGAGTTGCGTAGTGCGGAAATCCGATACCTGGAAAGATGCGCCGCATACTTTGATGCTCTTCACTCATCGTTGTAGTAACTCATATACTTCGTTCATGGCAAAAGCAAACAACGCAACCGCTGCACTGCGCTGCACTCAGGTCTACGGCCTGCTCTGCCAAGGGAAGTCGCGTGCGGACATCGTGCAATTTGCGGCGGATCAATGGAGTATTTCGGATCGGCAGACAGATTCATACATAGCCCGCGCAAGGGAAATGTTGATGGAGGATTGCAATCTTTCGCGTCCTGCATTTCTTGCCGAAGCACTTGCGCGACTTCGTAAGTACGAACAAAAGGCCGCAGATCGTGGCCAACTGATGGTTGCGATCAATTCAGTGCAACTTCAGGTAAAGCTTCTGCGCTTTGAGTTGAGCTGATGAGTTTGCTGGCGGGTCTTGATGACTCATACCTTCTCAGCTTTATGGTTCCGCTCAATGCGGGAATGAAAGACACCTTGGAGCGCATCCGCAGCGACCTCCACCCTGGGCAGCTTGCGTTTGTTGATGACCAGACCACTAGCATCCTTGGCGTATCTGCTGGCTATGGCGCCGGTAAGACGCGGGCACTGTGCGCCAAGGCTGTGCACCTTGCGATGGCCAACCAAGGGTTTATCGGCGTGGTCATGGAGCCCACTGGTCCGCTGATCCGCGACATTTGGCAGAGCGATTTTGATGACTTCCTTGAGATGTACGACATCCCGTACACCTTCAGGGCATCACCGTTGCCGGAGTACAACCTGCACCTACCCGGCGGCGATACCAAGATCCTGTGTCGCAGCTTTGAGAACTGGCAGCGGATCATCGGCATTAACGGCGCCTGGATACTGGCTGACGAGATCGACACGGTGAACCCAGCCATCGCCAACAAAGCATTCCCAAAGATCCTTGGCCGCCTGCGTTCTGGCAATGTGCGGCAGTTTGCAGCAGCCTCGACGCCTGAAGGCTTCCGCTGGATGTGGCAGACCTTTGCCAGTGAAGACGGCAAGGGCCGTGAGGATCGGCGACTGATCAGGATGCGGACGCAGGACAACCCGTACCTACCGCCTGACTTCATCGAGCGGATGCAAGCCAACTACGACCCGCAGCTGCTGAAGGCTTACCTCGACGGGGAGTTTGTCAACCTCACCACTGGCCAGGTGTATGACCGCTTTGATCGCGCCAAGCACGTGTCAGGACAATGTCCAGACATCAGCCGTGAGCCGTTGCGCATCGGCGTGGACTTCAACGTGGGCAACATGTCCGCCGTGATCGCCATCCGCGTTGGCAAGAGCCTCTACGTCGTGGACGAGATCAGCGGCGCCCATGACACCGACGCACTGGCCCAGAAGATCAAGGCGCACTACCCAGACCACAAGATCTACGTTTACCCAGACGCCAGCGGCGGCAACCGCAGCACAAACGCAACACAAACCGACATTGCCATCCTCGAAAGCTATGGCATGTCCAACCAATCACCCAAGGCAAATCCTCCTGTTCGTGATCGGGTGGCTGCTGTTCAAGCTTTGCTAGAAAACGGCAAAGGTGAAGTGCGCCTCAAGATTGCTGGATCCTGCGTCAAGACGATTGAGTGCCTTGAACTTCAGAGTTACACCGAGAAAGGCGATCCCGATAAAGACGGTGGCTACGACCACATGAACGACGCGCTGGGTTATCTCATCTGGCGTGAGTTCAACCCGCTACACGCTGGTGCTGGCAGAGGAACGGGTATCAGGCTCTATTAGACTGCGCTGATGACATGGTAAGTACATGGCCCGCCGCTACTCCCGCGACAACCGAGGCCGCTTTGCAAGTGGTGGCAGCAGCAGCGGTGGCGGGGGAAAGGTTGGCGCTACTGCACGTGGCGGCAGACTCCGCACGGCAGCAGGTAATAAGCGGGCTACGCAGACCACTAAGGCCGCAGCGGCTAAGACAAGCGGCACCGTTGCTGGCAAGGTGAAGCGCAACCCGGCGGCAGCTGGGAAGATTGGTCAGGCTAAAGCTGCAAAAGCAGCCAGATTTTCTGCTTCAGAAACAGCACAACGCAAGACACGCGCTGGCCAATTAAAGGCAATGCCTAAGGATCTTCGGCGAGCCGACAGGACCGCTCGCCTTGCTCAACGGGAAGTAATGGCAACAAACGGTGCAGTCGGCGGGAACGTAATTGGCCGTCGTAAATCAAGCACTCAAAGCAAAATCAATTCAATTAGAGAAGGACTCATGCGGGCCAAGGGTGACAAAACTGGTTCCATCCGCAATCAAGTTGTGAAGGAGGCCAAGGCATTACGGGCCAGGATGCAGACCACTGGAGCCGGACCTCGTACTGGTGCCCAATCTGGAATTAAGCGTCGCACTGCACGTGCGGCAGCTCCTAAAAACACCACAGCCAACCGGACTGGTCAAATCAACGCCAAGCGAGCCGCAAGAACAGCAGCCAAACCCAAGACACAGAAAGAACGTTGGGCATCAAGGTCTGCAATGTTAAGCAATGCCGCTGCAAAGAACGAAGCAAAAGCCAAACGCATGTTTGACGCTACAACCAACACGGATACAGCTTTTAACACGCAACCAGGACGCCTGCCAGGAAGAGCAAGAATGAACGCTCAAACCGAAAGATCTTTCAAGCTTCAAGAGAAAGCAGCACAGCAGCGATCACGAGCGGCAAACCTAGAACGAATGGCAAATACAAACAAAGGTGACGCAGCAAAACGAAGAGCGACAAGAGCCGATGTAATTAAAAACTCTCACAAAGGTCTGAAGAAGGGAGACACCGTGGAAGGCACCCTTTACGGAGCACGCGAAGTAGTAAAAGTTAACGCCAAAAGCGTAACTGTTAAAGGCGGCGTTAAAAACTTCACTATTCCTTGGGAACAAATCAAGCCAAAACAATAATTTGTGCTTTGTCCCACAAGACTGCTAGCCTTTTACCGCCCCACTCCAATCCAATGGAAGCCTTCCTAGACGCGCTGGACGACCTGATCGTTGACAGTGCCGAAGAACTGACTGTTATCGAACTGCTTGGCGCGTTGCAGCTCACGCAACAGCGCATCGCCTTGGACATCCTGACCGTTGGCGAAGAAGACGAAGAGGAAGCAGCATGACCCGCCCCATCGTTACCGCTGTCGGTCGTGCGCTCAAGCCCAAGGGTGACGAGCCACGCAAGCACCAAGTGATCAAGGTGGATTCAACCGGTCAGGCACGAATTACAATCGACCGCGTTCTCCCGCAGTAGATTGTAAGAAAGTAGCGGCGCTGCATCGTGTATTCCGGCTTCAACCCGTACAACATGCAGCTGACCCGCAAAGTTGCGGCGGTCAACGATCCCAACAGTGCTTGGGCCAACATGGAGCCCCACTGGATCCTGATCGAGGATCTGATGGGTGGCACCTACGAGATGCGCCGTAAGCATCGCCGCTACTTGCCGCAGGAACCACGCGAGGAAGACGAGTCATACGACAACCGCCTAGCACGCAGCGTTTGCCCGCCGTACTACCAGCGCCTTGAACGGATGCTGGCTGGCATGTTGACCCGCAAGCCAGTACGCCTTGAAGAGGTGTCCGATGTGGTGCGTGAGCAACTGTTTGACGTAGACCTGCAAGGCAACGACCTCAACATCTGGACCTATGAACTTGGACGCAAGATGGTTCGTTATGGCCACGCTGGCGTCCTTGTGGATGCTCCTGCTGCTGGCGAAAATGGACGACCATACTGGGTGACCTACACGCCACGGGATATCCTCGGCTGGCGCACCGAGATGAGTGAAGGTGCCCAGAAGCTGAGCCAGTTGCGGCTGATGGAGCGCATCGTGGTAGCTGATGGACTGTATGGCGAGAAGCAGGTGGAACAGATCCGCGTGCTGACGCCTGGTGCGTTTGAGCTGCATCAACGTGGCGAGAAGTCAAGCTGGGAGATCGTTGACGAAGGGACCACCAGCCTTAGCGAGATTCCGTTCAGCGTGGCCTACTCCAACCGCGTCGGCATGTTTGAATCACGCCCGCCGATGGAAGACATCGCTGAGCTGAATCTCAAGACGTACCAGATCCAGTCCGACCTGGACAACATGCTGCATATCAGCGGCGTTCCGATGCTGGCGTTCTACGGCTTCCCCACATCCGCCGAAGAGGTCAGCGCTGGACCCGGTGAAGCAATCGCGTTTCCTGCTGATGGCCGCGCCGAGTACATCGAACCGGCTGGCAAGTCTTACGACTCCCAGTTCAAGCGGCTGGAGCAACTAGCTGGACAGATCAACGAACTTGGCCTGTCCGCTGTCCTAGGCCAGAAGCTATCGGCTGAAACTGCCGAGGCCAAGCGCATCGACCGCAGCCAAGGCGACAGCACCATGATGGTCATCGCCCAGCAAGTGCAGGACACGATAGACAACTGCCTGCGGTTCCACGCCGAGTACCTGAACATCACCCAGGTAGGCAACAGCTACGTCAACCGCGACTTTGTTGGTGCGCGGCTTGAACCAGCCGATCAGCTTGCACTGCTTCAGACCTACACCGCTGGCGTGATCAGCCAGAAGACGCTGCTTGAGCAACTGGCCAACGGCGACGTGCTTGGTGACGACTTCGAGGTTGAAGAGGAACTGATGGCCACGCAAAACGGCGGCCTGATCGAAATGGCTGGCGGTCAGCAGCAGCAGCAACAGGTTGAGGACAGCATCCCCGAGGACATCAGCACTGACGATTCATGACCTACAGCGGCGGCGTCACCCAGCGGCTGCTTGACATTGATCAGTTCAAGCGGCGGATCAACCGCAACGATCCTGTTGCAAACATTTACCGCAATGCGATTGACCTGAACCGCTACAGCAACGCCGTAGCCAACCAAGTGGTCACCGCATACAACGACGTGATCCTCAGCGCAGTGGATGACCTGCGGCGTATAGACATGGGTGTAGCTACAGCAGGTGGTGGCATCGTGTCACCTGCCAGCTACCAAGCACAGCGCCTGCGGGTAATCCTGGCCCAACTGCGGGAATCGCTGGACACATGGGCAGGCACCAGCACGGCATTGGTATCGGGTGAACTGCAAGGCTTAGCCGAGCTGCAAACGCAGTTCATCACCGATCAGATGCGGCTTGCCATCCGTGGTGGCGTGGCTGATGCGCGTGAGCTGCTGCCTTCTCAGGTGGACGCGTTGCAGATGGTGCGCACGGTGCAAGTGGCGCCAAACTTTGCAGCAACCGTGGTCAGCGTCGATCCCACCGCAATCAACTTCACGCTGCCTGGCACTGGCGCCTTCAACCTGACAGCCGGTCAAGGTGCAGCCATCACGCTCCCCAATGGGCAGATCGTTGAAAAGGCATTTCGTGGTCTGGCTGAGTCTCAAGCGCAGATGTTTAACACCGTGGTGCGTAACGGCGTGTTGACCGGCGAACCAACGCCACAGATCGCACGGCGGCTGATCGGCAACCTCAACTTTGGCCAGGAGGCCATGTCAGTCCGGCAACGTGCTCTGGCTGGTGGTGAGGTAACCAAGATGGCCAACAATCAAATCATGACCATCGTGCGCACCAGCGTTCAAGACATCAGCAATGCCAGCAGTCAGCAGGTCTACCGCGCCAACCCAGACATCACGGGCAAGTACAGGTACGTCGCCACGCTTGACGGTCGCACCTCAGCCATCTGCCGATCACTTGATGGCCGGGAGTTCAAGTATGGCGATGGCCCGACACCGCCTGTCCACTTCAACTGCCGCAGCACCACCATCCCGATCATTGACTACCAGGCACTTGGCATCCCACCGCCGGACTGGGGCACTGGTCCCAGCAAGCGTGCATCAGCAGATGGCCCGGTGTCTGGCAGCCTCAACTATGGCGAGTGGCTTAAAGGTCAACCCCAGGCATATCGAGAGGAAGTGCTCGGCAAAACTCGTGCTGCGTACTTTGAAAAACTGGCCGAAAAGACCAATCCGCAAAAGGCTTTGGTGCAGTTGGTCCGCGAAGACGGCAGCGAAGTAACGTTGAAGCAGCTACAGCAGCGATATGGAGAACCCTAAGATCCGCTACTACCTTGACGGTCGCGTTCATTCCGACTGGGTTGAGGTCACCGTTGGCGAGGCTGTTGTAGTCGCACGGCTACAGAAGGTGGAAGACGGCACCATCCAATGGGTTGATCAGTCCGGCCTACCATTAGGTCAGACGGAACGCATTACCCATGCCCAAGAAGATGGCCAAAGCGGACAAGAAGGTGGCGAAGGTGATGGGGGAGTTTAAGCAGGGCACACTGCAAAGCGGCAAACCCGGTCCCGGCAAAGGTCCCAAGGTGAAAAGCCGTAAGCAGGCAATTGCCATAGCGCTAAGCGAAGCAGGTAAGGCCAAAAAGCCCGCCAAGAAAAAGGGGATGAAGTGATGCCTAAGAAGCCTGGTCTTTACGCCAACATTAACGCCAAGCGCAAGCGGATTGAATCCGGCAGCGATGAGCGCATGGCTCGTCGTGGTGAAGAAGGTCGCCCTAGTGCGGCAGACTTCAAGGCCGCTGCCAAAACAGCCAAGCCACGGAAACCGAAGAAGAAAAAGTGATCACCTATCGCGGCGAGCAATTTGACGGGTACAACCAACCCAAACGGACGCCTAAGCATCCGAACAAGTCCCATGCCGTACTGGCAAAGGATGGTGAAACCGTCAAGTTGATCCGCTTCGGCCAGCAAGGTGTCAGTGGCAGCCCACCACGCAAAAACGAATCAGACGCTGACAAGGCACGACGCGACGCTTTCAAGGCACGTCATGCCAAGAACATTGCCAAAGGCAAGCTGTCAGCGGCATACTGGGCCAACAAGGAAAAATGGTAATGAAAAAAGGTCACACCAAAGACGGGAAGAAAGCGCCAAAGGGTTACCACTACATGCCCGATGGCCGCTTGATGAAAGATTCGGCTCACAAGGCCAAAGGCAAAAAGTCTTAGCGGCGTTCCTGCTGATTGATCCATTCCTTCAGCGCCACCACATAGCCACGCAGTAGATCAGCCTGCTTCAGGTGCCACGCGTCACCCGTAGCTAAGTACAGCCGCACATGGTTGTCCACACCATGCAACGCTTCCTTGATTACCGGGTTCCAAGGTTCCCGGATCGGTGTGTTCCACTCGCGCTTGGCCACGACTGCAAAGCTGTCATACACTGAACGTGAACACCCTACGGGCATTTCATGACTGACGATGTGATCCAGGAACCTACGGTGACTGGTGGCGACGATACAGATGCACTCAAACGCAGTATTGAGGCACTGGAACGCAAAAACTATGAGCTGATCGCCAAGCTCAAGGAAAACAAAGCCAAGGCTCCTGCTATCCCTGATGGCATCAATGTTGATGAGTTGATCGAGTTCAAACGCAACTACGAGCAACAGCAACTTGAACAGCAGGGCAAGTATGGCGAAGCACGGCAAGCACTGGAGCAACAGTTCCGTGCGGCTACAGCCGAAAAGGATCAACGCATCAGTGAACTAGAAACCCGCGTCCGCGAGCTGGAACTGATGACGCCTGCCATGACTGCATTGGCTGAGATCGTCCACGATCCTGACTATGTGCTCAAGAGCAAACTGTCCAGCGATCAAATCGAACGCGAACCTGATGGCACCGTTGTTGTGGTCGATGGTTACCAGCGCACTCCTGTCACTGAATGGGCCAAGTCACTTCCCAGCTGGATGCAAAAAGCACCCAAGCCACAGGGCAGTGGCGCACCAGCCGGTCGCAGTAGTGGTGCCGACATGACTGGCATGAAGAATCCATTCATACCAGAAAACTTCAATCTGACCGAGCAATCCCGGCTATACAAAACCGACCGTGATATGTACGATCGGTTGAAGGCAGCAGCCAACCGCTAAGCTGTACGCATTAGCAGCAAGGCTACGCCGAGCCGCTGGGTTACGCCCACCACGTAAAACATTCTTTGGAGAAACACCGTGGCGACTCTTCGCTCCGATGTCATCATCCCTGAGGTTTTTACTCCGTACGTCATTGAGCAATCCACCCAACGGAACCAGTTTCTGGCTTCGGGTATTGCCCAACCGATGGCTGAGCTGAATGCCACTGAAGGCGGTGATTTCGTCAACGTTCCATTCTGGAAAGCCAACCTGTCTGGCGATCTGGAAGTTCTTACCGACAGCACCTCGCTGACACCCGGCAAAATCACTGCTGACAAGCAAGTTGGCGTGATCCTGCACCGTGGCCGTGCCTTTGAGTCACGCGACCTCGCAGCACTTGCTGCTGGCGCTGATCCCATGGCTGCTATTGGCGCCAAGGTCGGTGAGTATGTTGCCAACCAGCAACAGGCTGACCTGTACAAGTGCCTAGAAGGTGTGTTCGGTGCCTTGACTGGTTCTGATTCACCTGCTTTTGACGCATTGCGTTTTGACACCACCGGCATGGGCGCACTTGGCCCTCGTCAGGTTGCTCAGGCACGCGCCAAGCTGGGTGATCAAGGCGACAAGCTGTCTGCTGTGGCCATGCACTCGGCTTGCTACTACGACCTCGTAGAGCGCAAGGCGATTGACTATGTGACCAACACAGAAGCCCGTCTGAGCACTGCTGCTACCGGCGCCAGCACCATTAACGCCATCGGCGGTTCTATTGCTGGTTCGTTCAGTAACGAGTACACCGTTCCCTTCTACATGGGTCTGCGTGTGATCGTTTCTGACGACATCACCAATTCTGGTGGTAACTACGCTTGCTACTTCTTCACCAACGGTGCCATCGCCACTGGTGAGCAAGCTGCAATGCGCACCGAAACCGACCGGGACATCCTGGCCAAATCGGACGCCATGTCAATCGACATGCACTACCTGTACCACCCTGTTGGCGCCAAGTGGGGAGTGACCACCACCAACCCAACTCGCGCTCAACTCGCAACCATCACCAACTGGTCGAAGGTGTACGAAACCAAAAACATTGGTATCGTGCGTGCGACAATCACCTCCAACTTTGATTGATAGGAGGAACTAACCATGGCCCAACCTTCCCAGTTTGAACTGTCCACAGAGCAGTTCATCGTTGCTGACCACTTCATTGCCTCTTCGGTGGCTGATGTCCAGTTCTTCACCGCCCCAGTGAAGTGCCAAGTGATCACTATCCGCGAGGTGCATACCGTCGCCGGTTCTGACGGTTCCGCTGTCACCGCAACGATTCGTCGTTGCCAAGGCACCGAAGCCGCCACCGCAGGTGACGACCTGCTTGGCACCACCAAAATCGACCTCAAGGGCACTGCTCTTACCGAGCAGAAGTTCGATGCAGCCGATTCTGGTGAGCTGACCAGCACCACTGCCAACTTGATTCTTGAGGCTGGCGATCGCCTGTCTCTGGACGTGACCGGCACCACCACTGCGGTTGCTGGCGTAATCATCAGCGTGCTGCTTGAGCGCGTCTGATGGGGTTGTTCGCTTTCCGGCGAATGCGTGAACTGGAGGCTGCCTCTAAGGAGGTGGCCTCTTTTCCCGTTGAAGAGCCAGCTACTGTGGAAGTAGCACCTGAAGTAATTACCGAGCCGGTTAATGGCAATCGTCCTCGTCGCAACAATCGGCGGAAGCACAGCGAACACCTATCTGACGCTGGCTGACGCGCAAAACATTGTTGATGGTCTGGTACTTGATGCGGACGTGACCGCATGGGGCACTGCGACCACTGACGCCAAGAACCGCGCACTGTACACCGCTGCCCAGAGGTTGGACCGTGAACGTTTTCTTGGTGCTCGCGCTACTGACACCCAGTCAATGCAGTGGCCTCGAACTGGAGTACGGAAGCCTGATACCTATATCAACACCTACGCAACAGGTTTTCCGTTTCGCATTACCACCGACTACTTCACTGACGGTGAGATCCCACCACAGATTAAACAAGCCCAGGTGGTGCTAGCCGTCTACCTCAACAACAACACTGATAGTCTCGGCCTGAGTGGTCTTGAGGACTATAACAGCGTGACCATTGGTCCCATCAGCGTCAGCGTGAACACCAGCAGTCCACAAGCTGGTGCAGATAAGGTGCCACCGATGATGGAAAGATACCTAACAGGCCTTAGAATTAGCGGACCAGGCAACATTGCCATTCGTAGGAGCTGATCCATGTCGTTAATTTCGCCCGGTGGTGACGAGATTTTTGCAAGGCGCCGTACAGATGGCACCTATGCTGCTGGCATCGTTAGCGCTGGTTTCAGGTCCACGGCAACCATCACCCGACCAAGCAATACCACTGCCTACACGGCTGGCGACGTTGTTGGTGACACGGGCGGCAGCGCAATCCTGACGCTGAGCAGCATGGGTCCGAATGGCGGTTACATCTTGCTTCAGAGCGCTGCATTGATTTTTAGCGATAGCGCAGTGCCTAGCGGAATGGCTAGCTTCCGCGTGCATCTATACAGCGCAAGTCCTACGGCAATCGCGGATAACGCTGCGTTTGATTTGGTAAGCGGCGACCGTGCAGGTTACATGGGATTTTTTGACATCCCAGCACCTGTGGACTTTGGCAGCACGGTTTACGCGCAGACTGACTACATCGGTCGGATGGTCAAAATGGCGACTGGTAGCACCACGCTTTACGCCGAGATCGAAACCAAAGGTGCCTACACTCCTGTCAGTGCTAGCACGATTGAACTGCGTCTGAGCACCCTTGAGGCTGGCCTCTGATGCGAGCGTTAGGTGCATCACGGACTAGTGTTGTCCCCGGTGGAGCATTAGCTGGTGGCTGGGCACGTGATCCGCTGTGGAAGACAGCGCGTGCGGTTCCGAGCTTGGATCTGCGCTTTGCGGACAATAAGACGCTTGGCGATGCTTATAGCGGCGGCAGTCCTGTCACCTTCACCCGAGCCAGCAGCGGCACCTATGTCGGCAGCGATGGGTTGCTCAAGACGGCGGTGACGAACCTGCTGCTAAGGAGTGAGGAGTTTGATAATGCAAGTTGGACTAAACAATCGTCAGTTTCCGTTTCCGCTAATACAACTATTGCCCCTGATGGTGCGCTTACTGCGGACACAGTAACTGCTGACCAAAGCCTAGGTATCTTTCAAAGTATTACTGCAACAGTTGGTGCAACGTACACTAATTCAGTCTATATCAAAGCCGGAACAGCAACATCGGTAATGCTGCGAGATGACACTGGGGCTGGTCGTCACATTGTGCTTAACCCATCAACAGGAGTAATTACGGCAACGTCTGGAACTCTTGTTTCGTCTGGTTCGCAAGCGTTAAGTAATGGGTGGTACAGATATTTCATGACGTATGTTGCAGATGCCACAACTGTGCGTGGCATTATCAGGCCCAACAGCGCGGGGTCTGCTCAAACATTTATAGCTTGGGGCGCTCAGATAGAGCAAGCCTCTGCCCTTGGTGATTACGTCCCAACCACTACCGCGATCAACTCTGCCCCCCGCTTCGACCACAACCCAACAACGGGTGAAAGTTTGGGCCTGCTGGTGGAAGAGGCGAGGACAAATTTATGGCAATGGTCCAACAGCGCAACTGACGGCCAAACCTGGAACAACGTAGGTACTCACATGACACTGACGGCAGGCCAAACAAGCCCAGCTGGAGACTCAACAGCAATCCGCGCTGCTGATGTTGATAGCGCTACTGCTGGAACATTTATTCAACGGACAACGGTATCGCCAGCGCTAACTGCTGGTACGTTTGTCAGTTATTCAATTTTTATTAAACCTATTAACATTCCCAACACTATTGGAATTGCTATCTTTGCAAACGGTACAACTGATGGAGTAACTGGAACGTTTACTGTCTCGGGCACTGCAATTACAGGTTTCACCATAAACACTAGCGGAGGTGGTGGTAGTGGCTCAGCTTCTTACATTGCTTATCCAAACGGTTGGTATCGAGTAATTGTTTCAGGCATTCCAAGCACGGTAACAATGGCAGATTGCCGGGTTCGCATCAACCTTGGTTCATACGCCAGATCAACAGGCACCGCTCGTTTTGACTGGTACGGCGGCCAGTTTGAAAACAACGCTTTTGCATCCTCATACATCCCAACCACCGGAACAGCTGGAGGCGTAACCCGCGCCGCAGATGTGGCCAGCATTACCGGGTCGAACTTTAGCTCGTTCTATAACCAGACGGAGGGGACGGTGTTTAGTTCTTTTAAGCGCATTTCTTATACGGGCACCAGCACCGTTGTTTCAATCAATGACAACACAACCAATAACCGGTTGTATAATCTCCGCCAAGACACGGCTGCAGCATTAACAGTTATCTCCGCCACTGCGGGGTCAGTTGATGCCTCACCTTCGCTTACGCTTTCTAGTGGCGCTTCCGCGGATCAAGTTGCCGTAGCACAACAACTAAATAATTTTGGTGCATCTGCCAACGGTGGCACAGTGGCCACAGACTCAACGGTTTTAATGCCGACAGTTACGCAGGCCAATATCGGTAACGTCACGTCATCCAGCTTTTTCAACGGCACCATCAAGCGCCTTACCTACTGGCCCGTCCGCTTGGCCAACACCACCCTCCAGCAGATCACGCAACCATGAACTTCCTACGCTTCCCCGACGAATCCGCCTGGACCGCTGCTGCCACTGAGGCTGGGTTCTTGATTGACGACACACTTACCGCCTACACCCACGGCCACGCGATTGACGTAATTGGCAGCATCACCCGTGGCGGTGAGTGCGACCCAGAGACCGGTGACGTGATCGTTGCGCCGACCGTGCTCGATGGCTGGCACGTCAACTTTGCTGGGACGCTGCCTGAGGGCTGGGAGGAGTTTCTGGTGACCCCCGCTGACCCGTACCGGGTGTTTGCGTAATGGCACTTGCTTCCTCGCTACAGAAAACAGCCTCCAAGCTGATGGGCAAGTTTGGTGGTGCGTTGACCTATAGGCAAGTCACTAGCGGCGCCTACAACGCCTCCACAGGCGCTGTAACCGAGACGGCGACCGACTACAGCCTGCGTGGCGTGTTACAAGATGTGAATGCCCGCGAAGTTAACGAGTTAATCCAAGCCGGTGATAAGCGGTTGTTCATTGCAGCAACTGATCTAGCCGTAACGCCCAGCACCGCTGACCGCGTGATCATCAGCACCGTGTCGCATCAGATCATCACCGTGCAGACCATCGAGCAGGACAATCAAGCGATCACCTACGAATTGGTCCTGCGAGCCTGATCATGGCAAGACGCATCAACATCGGTCAGATTGGCAACTTCTGCGAAGGCCAGATGAACCAACTGATGCGCGTGGTGGTGCTTGAAACGGATCAGCAGGTCAAGTCACAAAGTCCAGTGGATACTGGCCGTTTTCGCTCAAGCTGGGCGATTGGCGAAAACGCTACCGGCAACTACGACGCAGGAACTGGCGGATCACTGGCACCTGTTGGCATCAATTACACGCCTGGCACCGAACGCTTCGGTGTCACATACAACGTTCACAACTCGTTGCCATACGCCGAATCACTAGCCAATGGCCATAGCCGTCAAGCACCGGCAGGATGGATCGACATCATTGCCCGGCAGATGACTAATCGCGCTAGGCAGTTGGCCGACATCATCGGGAGGCAAGACTAATGGCTGCACTAGATCTCAACGCAATCCGCGCCATCGTTGAAGGCCGCTTAGCCACAGAACTGGCCATCGCACCAGTCATTCCAGTGGTGTTTCATAACGTGGCCTACACGCCCACACCAGCAAGCACCTGGGTGCAATGCACCGTCAGCTTTGGCGCCAACAACTACATGACCATGGGCAGCACGGCTGGCGCTAGCAACAGCGTCATCGGTGTCATCGTTGTAAATATCTTCTCAGCCAAAGGTGTTGGCCCAGGCGCCAATTTCACCGTCGGCAAAAGAGTACGGGACCTTTACAATAGAATTGTCGTATCCGGGGTTCGTTTTGATCCCCCAACTGGCCCAGAGGTGGTGGCCACGCCGTCTCCCGAAGGGTACTTCCAAACACAGGTCAGAATGACCTTTGAAACC